ATTTCGGCATTTGAATGAAGATGATATTGTCAATTTTGAGCTGGGAACTGGCAATAGCGGCAAAGAACAGGCAGTAAACGTACAGCCATTTCTTACAATGAAGATGGTCAAAGATTCTCTGAAAGAAGAAAGTTTACAAATAAAAAGAATAAAAGATGCTGATAAAGTGACAAAATATCTGGTTGTTGATGCCAATAATGCAATCCAGACTGGTGAAAATGGTATATCTTTCTTAGAATTGGCGGCTTTTGCAGGATTTGACATTGAAGGGCTAGAAGCATAACAGGAGGTATATAAGTATGGAAATTGCAGAATTATTAAAGGAATTAGCAGAAGCAGAGCCAGTAGAATATGATGTTATCGACACTGAAAAGGGTGTACAAGCTGTCAATGTCAAAGGCGTGTAAATTTTGTACAAGTTGATTGTCAAAAAAGAGAATAGGTAATAAGGGAGTAGTGCAACGCTGATCTTCAGCGTTTATTCCCATTTTAATAAAAAACGAAGGAGTGATGTATTATTAGCAACAACACACAAACAGATGTATTAAAAAGGTACTATGATATGCTTTATCCTGAAAAATTGAAAGATAATGAATATATATGTTTGTTCTTAGTAAAAACAGATAAAAAGGGGAATCCAGTATTAGATGAAGATGGAAATGAGATAAAATTTCACAAGTATGTAAAGAATTTTGAGCAATACCAAGAGTACATAAAGCGATATAAGCACAATTTCCATGTTTATAATGCACTTGCTACTGTGAAAACAGATAAATATGACGAACTGCATAGGCGAGAAGCCAATATGCGACAACAGAAAGTATTATTTATTGATTTTGATAGAAAAGATTATCCTGATTTGAAAGATGCTCATGATTTTACAAAGATGATTAAAGATAAGCTGCCTAATCTGTTTCTACACGCATATTATGATTCTGGACATGGATACCACTATTATGTGATTATTCCACCTACTTGTAAAGTCAGAGAAATAAGTGAATTGAATAAAGAAATATGTGCATTAGTTGGAGCAGATACAAATGCTTGTAAAGTAACACAAGTAGCAAGAATACCATGTACTTTTAATCGTAAGAATCCGGATGAAAAAGGCAAATTTCCATTAGTCAAGGAAATAGACCACTACCAGAAGCATCCATATGAGGTAAAACATTTCCATCCATGCAACGTAGGATATATTAAGCGTAGAGTAGATAATGCAAAAAAGATTTTAGAATGTGAACTAGAATCAAAACCGTTGCAGAAATGGGATTATGGCGGTGATGGCTTAGATATAAAAGTTTATCCTATGTACTGAAAAGATATTAAGAGAAGGTGCGGATCAAGGTGAAAGAGATACATGGCTAGGAAGAATTATTTCAATGCTTAGATTCAATGGATATACAGAAGATAAGGTTAGAGAAATTTGTTTAGACTGGAATACAAAATGTAGACCACCGAAAAATCCAAATACTGTAAGAAAAGATATTGATTTCTATTTGGACAAAGAAGATGTATATAAATTAAATGGGTGTTGGG